CGGCCTTTCACTGAAACAATACATGTAGATACTTTTACTCGGAGTGGAAAGTCCGTGATCTAATGACTGTTTAAATGTATAATAAAGACTGCCTGGAAAGTTTGAAAGGACGTTATTGTTATTGAGATAGATTGTCGCATAGTCAATCGTATCTATATATTTAATTGTGACACCACTTGGAAATGTTACTGGTATCGTTGATATAATATATTCAGTTGTATAACCGTATGAATATCTAGATGCGTAATAGGCTGCATTTTGGATTTCATATTTTTTATTTCTAATAAACCATGTCATCATTGATACCGGAAAATTTGCAGTTAAGTTTAAACGTACAACTCCGTTCGTGTAATTTTGGATTGATTCTTTCGTCCATTTTGGAATTTTGAATGTATGTTTTTTTAGTTTATAGTATAATCGTTCTTCAGGTGTCAATGTAATTTCTTCAATAAGAAGACGTGGATTTTGTAAATCGATTGTCGACGTGGAGTTTGTTATCCATGTATTTGAATTAAATGTAAATCGAACAGAAATTGTAGATGCAGTCAGTGCACATGTTGGGAAATAAGGAGCTTTATTTTTTCGTCGATGGCTAAACCGTCTACAAAAAAAGAAATCCAGTGGTACTATACAATTAATTTGTGACGTCGCAACTACATTAGAACCTTCTGGTGTCCCATTACTTACAAGTTTATATAGAGCATTTTTTTCGTCAACGTCTAGAAATAGTTGGTCATGTAACATGTAAATATCATCTGTCAAAGTTTCATATGCAATTCCATCAACTAAAAATTCCGCCTTGGAAATAACTGCTCGACCAACCATTTCTGTATAATAACACGATGCTGGAAGTGCCGGAAGACTAAATTGAAGGTACATGTTAGATATAAGATCAGCCGACTCTCTTGGAAAAATATTAATTTGTACAGTTTTACCCAAGTATGTATTTGCGAGAAGAGGTATAGCAAGTCGCTGTGTCAACACAAAATTTGTATGCCTTTTAATTTCAGGGATCCATAAAGATTGTCCTCCATATACATGATTTTCTTGAGGTCCAATTGCTGCAAGAGCAATAAGAGCACCAGTTCCCGAACCTCGATCAACAACTGTATGATGTATATTTTTACCTTCTGATGTCAAAACATTTGAAGAAAGATCTCGAAGCATTGCAACATTTCCAGTAAGTTGTGAATCGTCATAAATTCTAGGATCATAAAGAGACAAACCACCTGTTAAAGCCGCGTTTGAAAATGAAAATTCAGGTGGACTAAATTTGAGACGCATCACAGAACTTCCCGTCCGAATATCATTCGGTGTATCCACGATGGCTACTGCATTTGATACGTACGGGAATGAGATTGCAGGCGGTCCAGGATTAACAACCACATCAGAATAGACATTTGAACTAAATGAAATGATTAAGACTCGTCCTTGTATTCCATTGAGATCATTCACTGACCATCCAGGGCCTATCAATGCTCCGTCAGTTGGTTCAGAAAGATAGACTACAAATGTATTTGATGTAGGATCTCGACTCGGAGCATAAAACCCCATCGAACTTATATACGTCTTAAATGGCGCATATGGTAGATTTGAACCGTCTATAGCGTTCTTTATAATAGTCAGATATGTTTTGATACTTGGATCTGTATTTTTATAAACTTGATACGCTTTTCGAAAGTCAGAATAACTTTGAATTAAATTTTTAAAGGGCATGGGAGGTGGAGTTGAAAGATCAGCACTTGTTAAACTTTGAAGAAATGTAATCCCTCTAGAAACATCATTGAGCATGTCTGTATAACTGTCACGTGGATCAACATAGGAATCTATAAGATTTTTGTACTCGAGATATAAAAGCATTTTGTCAGAAGTATATTTCAAATTTGAAATATATTGAAGTCCTGTTTGTAAATCTTTTAAAGAATTTGGAGAGGATGGTTTTGAAATGGATGTGTTTATAAATTCAGTTATAAAAGTGGTCTCGTATTTATTATTAATTGTTTGTTCAAAGACGGGAGAAAGTTCATACGGAACTATAAATCCTAAAATTCCACCTTTTTTAATTTTTAAAAGTGTATCAAGGTATCCAGTCGTGATGACTGGAACAATTCTGAAACAACCCGCCGGTAATTCTTTACTAATTTCTGAAAGAATCGCATTTCTTGATGCCGTCCAATTTTCTGCATTCATAGAATTGTAATTTATCGAATTTAACAGCCCAGTATACCGTGAGGAAACTAGAAAATTTTTCCAATCTCCCTCTGTTCTTGTTCTTGATACAAATGTATAATTTGAAAGATAATACCCAAGTTGATTCGGTGTTAACGCCACAGATCGTATAATGAGATACAACTCTGAAAGAATTTTATCTCTGTAAAAAGTCCAATTTTGTGCGGTTAAAACTGAAGATAATGTATTCATCGGAATGGTACCGACGGAAAATTGTCCATATACGATCCAGTGTTCTGAAAGTCCTGCAGTGTATGATTGTTGTGGAAATGTCAATGTACCCCAATCTGCAAGGGTTTGTTCTACTGATATAAATGTATAATCAAGTAAATAATTTTTAAGTTTTAAAAATTTAGAATATGAATTTTTATCATCAATTAAATCAATTGTAGTGTCTCTATAAATAGTCCAGTTGTCGGCTGTAAGATCTTTATAGTCGGGAAGGCTACCCAGTTCTGTCGGTATCAAAAGATTGTTCCAATCAGATTTTGTCCGCCCCTCTGAAACAAAAGTATAGTTTGAAAAATAAACCCTGAGGTCTTCAAGACTTGCAGGGGTTGAAACTCTTCGCAATTCTCGTAAAATGTCAACTTTATACGAAGTATAATGATTATTTGTAAATAAAGGACTGTTGACAATGTCATACCACAACTGTAAGGCGGTCGGAAATGTATTATTTTTTAAATCAGTTCTCAGTTGAGTCACCGAGACGAATGTATATTGATTGAAAAAATTTTCAAGTTGTTTCATGGATCCTACGCTCATAACTACAACTTATCTAGATTTTGTTTCCAGAGAGATGGCACACTTGTCATTTTTAAAAATTCTAAATTCTTTTCAAGAGATTTTACTTTTTCATATAGTCTTTCAATTTCTTCATTTGTATAGTGTGACGTCTTTGTATCCATGAGCATGTTCCAGAGACCGTCTGGAAATTCATACCTCTTAAGATCCACCTGAATATCTTTGATTGGTCGACGAAACACAACTAATGATCCAGAAATAACCATTTGTATAAACCTCAATTTATGATTAAGGATTGACAATTCAGATGTACATTTTTCTAAAAGATGAGCCCTTCGTCGCGAATAAACTTTGATTCGAGTTTCCATATAATCTATTAAAATCTCTTCTGGACTTGCATATTTCCGAATACCCTTCGGTCCAACGAGATACATGTTTGATGTGTGAATAAACCGTCGTATATTCAGACTTTCGATATTTCCTCCCCAAATTTTGAAATCAGCTTTCGTTTCAGTTGAATAATTTTCAAACTTTGTAATTGTTCCCTTTTCAATCAACGTATCAAGGTGCTCTTTGAAATCTGAAATCCATAAACCAGGGGGTAACTCAGTCACGTGCATACATCCGTCATGTTCCGTGACTGTACCATTAAGTGTCCAGGTGTGTTCATTTTTTCGTTCTATAGATCCAGTAAATCCTTTGAAGTATGGGACCATCGGAATCATTGGCTTTCCATCAAGCGCGCATTTAATATTCTTGATAACGTCATCAATCTTGTAAGGGGGGACATAACAGGAAAATCCTGTGCCGATACCCTCGGCGCCATTTACCAAAACCATTGGTACAACAGGTGCATACCATTCAGGTTCAACTTGCTGTCCATCGTCAACTACATAATGAAGTACATCTTCATCATCCGGATGAAAAATATGACGCGTCACTTCAGACAAGCGCGTAAATATATACCTCGAACTCGCTGCATCCTTACCGCCCATGAGTCGGGTACCAAATTGTCCAGAAGGTTCGAGTAAGTTTATGTTGTTCGAACCGATAAAATTTTGTGCCAAACCGATGATAGTTCCTTGTAGACTCGATTCACCGTGGTGATAGGCGGTCACCTCGGCGACATATCCTGCTAATTGTGCAACCTTCATGTCAGTTTTTATTCCTCTTTTCAGGGTGGCGTATAAAACTTTTCTTTGACTCGGTTTGAATCCATCCATGACATGTGGAATACTCCGGTGAATATCTTCAGCTGAAAAAAAGATTAAATCTCGATTTACAAAATCTGTTACTGAAAGACAATTTACTGTACCGTATTCTATACACTTCTGAGGCGTCTTCATATGACCAACAAGCCATGATTTACGTTTATCGGTCATCGCCTTTGCAAATGCAAGTGCTATAGAGTCATCTGTATGTTCGTCAGATTGAAATGCAACTGTCAACTGATCAATCGATTTGAAATATTCCTTTGCTTCAGCACTTGTCGAAGTACCAAGACCCTTGTAATATTTCACTTGACCACGAACCCCCGATGATTTATATGCAGTCTCTGTAAAAAACCATTTGGAACCCACTTTTATGACTGGTGTTATCATTGCTGTGACAAATCCAAGTTGAATCAACTCTGGCCAAAAATGATGCACCATATTCAAAACTAATCCTTTGATGTGTGTACCATCCTTGTCTGCATCAGTCATAATCATGAGGCGTCCGTATCGAAGTTCTTTCAAGTTTGTGTACGTCTTTCCGTGTTGCAATCCTAAAATCTTTTTGAGATTTGAAAACTCTTCATTTTCTGAAAGTTGTTTAACTGAAGCATCGCGAACATTACGTGGTTTACCCCTGAGAGGAAAAATACCGTATCGGTCACGACCAACGACTGACAATCCAGATACTGCGAGTGTTTTCGCTGAATCACCTTCTGTTATAATAAGTGTACAATCAGATGATCGAGCCGTCCCTGCCCAATTGGCGTCGTCAAGTTTTGGAATGTTCACCTTTGAACGTTTCGTTCCATTTGTTTTGTTTAGGATCTTCTCCGACTTTGCCATTTCCAGTGCAGCCAAGTCATCAGCAATGCCACATGCCATGATGGCTTTGGTAGTTGCGGGGCGAAAAACATAATCAGTCGTATCTTTTGATGTACACTCCGTTTTAGTCTGTGAAGAAAAGGTTGGACGATCACGAGAAGCTCGCATAAACACCCACAGAGAGGCTTTCACTTGAGCAGGTCTGACATCCTTTACTGGAAGAGCGGCTATGAGCTGATTTACAAATCTATCAATATGAGTCCCTCCCTGCAATGTAGCAATTCCATTGACGTACGAAATCTGTTCAAATTTACCACATTCAGAATGTCCGATGACAATATCCTTACCAAGGCTCACGAGAGGGCCCTGTGTATGCATATGAGCATAATCCTCGAGTGTTTCAATCTTAATATGTTCACCGTTGAGAGTCACCCGTGCCTTTTGACACCACATTGCTGCATCCCATGTACGACGCGTCACAACTTCAAAAAAGTCTTGCGATGGACCAACTTGACCAAATTTCAACCAGTCTGGTAAAAATTCAATCTCGACACCCTCTGTATGACCCTTTTCGTGAATCAATGGTTCATCCATGCGAGTCATATTGTCATGCCACATCTGAGAATATTTTGTACCTACTCTGATGGTGAATCGTTTCGAAAATACATTTGTAAGTTTGGCGCCATACCCATTTCGTCCACCAGTCATCCTTTCTTGAGAATCATCATAGTTACTCGATGTCAAAAGATGACCAAAGATGAGTTCAGGAATCCAAATGTTTTCAGTCGCATGTTTTTTAATCGGAATACCGTCACCGTTATTTCGAATAGTTACTGTTCCATCTTTTTTCCAAGAAATATCAATTCGAGACACTTTTCGAGGGTGAAGAGTATGTTGATCAATGGCGTTTACTAAAATTTCGTCAAAAATTTTAACAAGTGCCGGGGCGATATGAACAGTATGTCTTTCAAATTTGTCACCAGCAAGTCGCCATGTATCCACTGGACCTGGGACAAGAGAACCTACATAACTATCTGGACGAACCAGAATATGTTCAATATGTGACAACTTTTTCCATTCCATGATGTACAAGAAGATGAAACTTTTAGGTTCGCCATGGGTATTCAGTTTCGGGACATCCGTAGAATGACTCACGTGGCTCCCATGAGTTGCATGAGTCTGGCCATTTTTTCCATTTGACCAGAAAAAGATCCTCTTCAAACTTTTCGTCGACGATGCACTCAACCTCGTAGGTGGTCGAGTCTTTCTCGCCGTGCAATTTAAGAATCTTCTTATGATAGTCCCAAAAGTTTGTTGTGCCCATCCGGCGGTTGCAGGTTGAGCACCCAATTTGCAAGTTTTCGAGATCATCCTCGCCACCCTTGGCACGAGCCTGAATGTGACAGACTTCAAACTGAAAGGGTGTGAGAATATTCGGACACTTGTAAATTGGACATTTCATGCTGAATGCTTTTCCGGCTCGATATTTCCAGATGGTCGCTCGCTTTTTTTTCAGACCCGATACTCCAGTGCAGTGACCGCACGTCACCGTGTTCTTTTCGTTCACGTCAAAAGTGAAGACATCAATCTTCTTGAGACACTTTTTGCATCGCGACGAGTGAAACTTTTCACCGACACGGTTAGTCCAGACAGCCTCGCGGATAGTCTCCTTCATTTTGTTTATATATAATACTGTCGTCGTATACAAGTGTGTCCAAATCATGATTTTTTTTTGAAATAACAAAACAGAATGAAGATTTGTCCGACAAACTTCGGTCCTTACTTTTGGAGCGTCATTCACATGACGGCAATGAGTGCGGAAGGGGAACCTATGACGCCTGAAAAAAGACAGGCGTATATTACATTTTTTGAATCAATGCCTGATATTCTTCCGTGTACAATGTGCGGGAAACATCTCAAAGACAACCTCAAAATACTTCCAGTAGATCCGGACAATCTATTTGAATGGTCAGTCGATCTTCATAATTTAGTAAATACCCAATTGAATAAACCTGAAATATCATACAACGCATCGAGAAGATATTGGTCAGCTCGTTGTCTTCGCGGACCATCTCGTGAAAAATCACTTTTAATGATTTTAGTTGTCATTATAGGACTTTTACTTGTTGCTTATTATCTCAAATAAATTCTTCTTCTTGAATCAAATCCAAGCCCATTGAAATTTGTAGATGCTGCGAGTGTATATGCACCCATACGTGTCCATGTAAGAATGTCACCAACCTGTGTATCATCAGGTATCAACATATCACCGATTATGTCAGCTCCATCACATGTACATCCAAATACCGTCTTTATGACACCTGGTACTGTCACGAGTGGTGTAGGTTTTGCGTGATCCATTAAAATACAATTAAATGCACCGTATAAAGAATCATCAATTGTTATTGAATTTTCCTTGGTGCCTATAACTTTGGTATGGAGGTCTACAGCGTGTTCTACAAAAAAACGACCTGGTTCAGCAATTACATTTTTAAAACCATATTTGATAATTGCTTCATTTATTGTTGCGCATGCAGGATGAACAGACTCGAGTGATTCTGATGAAAATCCGCCTCCTATATCCAGCATATATGGAGCGTGATCGTATTTTTTTAAAATTTGAAATGTATCATATGCTTTACTTATGGCATGAGCATGTGCATCTGGAGATTGTGCAAAGGACCCTACATGAAAACTCACACCTCTTATGAAGAGTCCTAATCTTTTTGCTTCTTTTGCCAATATTTCCCATTCAGGTTCAGTCGCTCCGAATTTATTACCCATGGGGCATCGAGCCATTGGGTCATCGGCTTTTATTCTAAGAATAAGTATCATGTCTGGAGCCGTCTTTGCCAGTTTGTGCAATTCTGAAATGGAATCAAAAGTTGTATAAAAAACACCCAACTTTCGGGCTTGTACGATATCGTCAGGGTTTTTGCATGGATTTGCATAGATAACCTTTGAATATTCAGGAACAAGTTTTAATTCTGCTGGGCTGGCACAGTCAAAGCCAGCCCCACATTCGGACAGTGTCCTGATGATTTCAGGGTCCGGGCAGCACTTGACTGCGTAGTAAGGGGTGATGGTCGGAAACATACAGTTCCAGAGATCATATGACTGACGGACTTTGGCGAGGTTTATTGTGTAGACCATCCCAGTAGTCCTTGACTACTTTTTTGAACGAACATTTTTTTTCAACAGAATATTGTTAATTTGTTTTATAAGATTTCGACGGATCCTAGCCAATTCTATATTTTCCAATTTTTTATTAATATTTCGCACCAACTTTGTCCGAGGAGAATTGCCCATAAAAAATACACACATTTGTTTTGTATGGCGCAGAATATACTGTTTCTCCTGGATCGGTCGGGATCAATGGATGAATGCCGAACTGATACAATCGAAGGATACAATACATTTTTAGAATCTCAAAAACCTCATGGAGGAACAATCAGTCTATACTTGTTTGATCACGAACTCTCATGTTCTTATAAAATGAAACCTATCGAGGAGATTGAGCCAATGACAGAAGAAACTTTTCAGCCACGTGGAGGAACTGCCCTACTGGATGCAATGGGAGAAATTCTGAAAACAAATGACTCACATGGCACAAAGATGATTATTTTGACTGATGGTGAAGAGAATTCTTCACGAAAATATACAAATACCCATGTAAAAGATCTTGTTGAAATGCGAACGAAATACAATAATTGGTCATTTGTATACCTAGGTGCAAATCAGGATGTCGTTCTTGCTGCGCAACGTCTAGGTATTTCACCTGGTCAAACTGTCCAATTTGACACACAGCGAACTCCTGAACTTTTTCAGGCTTTGTCATCGTCGCTGTACAACCTGCCATCGACCATCTGATGCACCAAAAATGTTTAAAATAACTCGGGAGCATTCTTCAGGATCGAACGAATGTGAACAACAAAATACATCAATGTACACAATTTTGTCTTCTGGATAGGTGTGTGCCGAAAAATGACTTTCAGAAAGAACGAGAACACCAGTCGCACCATACGGTTCAAATTGGTGAAATGCTCGAGCGACAACTGAAAAGTTACATTTTTCCGCAACCTGATCCATCAGTTTTTCTAAAACCTTTGCATCGGTAATAGAAACTCCGGTGACATGTCCGATGAGATGTGCCATTTGTAACTTATGTATCATTTTTTTAAAACAGTACAAGCTTTGCAACATATGCAATGAACAGTAAAAGTACCCAGACAATCTGAGCAACACCGAACCATTTCTTGTTCGCCTGGTCTACATCATTCTTCTGACCCTCGATCACCATGAAAATGCTTCCGATAAAGAATGATAACATGGTGATGAGTAGAAAAACACGAACAAGCATTGTAGAATTCGGTGAACCGCCGTAATCCATTATACTATATCAAGGTAATTTTTAACGAAGAAGAACAAGAAGGTACAATCCGATCATGAGCTGGAATACAGCAAGGAACCATGATGACTTGCGTTTTGTACCACGGCATTTGCTATCAAAGAGATCACGGATTGCCGAGACGAATAGAAAACCTGATGCCATCATGACGAAAAGGTTGCGTTCGGATATCTCCATTAATTTAACTGAATATTTTATTCATGAACTATACAGAGATTGATAACGAACCAGCAACAGACTTGTCATTCCTTAGTCGTCTTCTGATGATTCGAGATGCGACTCTCCCAGATGTTGAACCACTTCCTGATGATCCAGCACTTGTAGTTTTAGAAGATGCAAAGAAACGGTATCTCGATTGTGTACTTAAGATTTCAAATGCACTTTCGTGTATTCAAAGAAAAGAAACAACTTTAGAAACTATTATAGCATTGGTGAAAAAAATAGACGATCCGGATCCATATAAAGAATATCTTGACGCAATCATTGAAAAGTTTGAAACCACAGAAGGACTTTTATATTCTCGTAAAATTTTAAATGAATATGTAGCAGAATATAAATCTCTTCGTAAAGTATTTGAACTTGTAGACGACCCTAATAAATTTTTATGTTTTACATGTCTTGCCAAGACGATTGATCATGTTTTTATTCCATGTGGACATACCATTTGTGCAGATTGTGTCCAGCGTATGTCAAATATCAGTTCATGTCCATTTTGTAGAAGTCCTGTGAAAAATACGTTCAAGCTATTTTTGGGTTGAAACGTCGAACGTCCGCAGGTGACTCACTCCAGAATGTTCCAGGATCCTTCATGTAAAGTTCATACAGACGTTCGTTATCCTCTTGGCGTTTTACTTCAATATTTTTGAGTTCCTCTGGAATTTCTTCGACGAGCATTGTCTGTAGGTTTCGGAGTTCTGGTGTATACAGGCATGCAATTTCATACCCAATATCCAAATTCAAATCACCAATCCTAAGCCAATAATGCTCACAAATATCCCCTGGGCTTATACAATACCCCTTGATAAATTCACTGTCGTACGAAAGAGTCCTTCGTAAAAGAGCACAATGGTGAACGACGGTACCTCCGATGCGATGTAATTTAATGCGCATAGCAAATCGTTTCACTTGATCCTCCATGAAAAACTTTCGTGTGTAATTTTTATCTTGTCCATGGGTCGAATACTCTAGTTCCGAATCTTAACTGTCTCGGTGATGGGATGATCAAATTGAATACATTTGGGGGTAAAACTGTCGTTCTAAAAATACTTCGAGATGAACTTCGAGCCGTTTGATGTTTTCGAGTTCGTATGACATTGTTCAGATTAGGGCGAGTTATTGAATGTACTCGCATACCATATTTATGCCGAAGTGTATTTGCATAATTAAGCTGTTTGGTATACAATCTCATAATTTGATTACTGAGTAGGGAAAGTCTATGTCTATACTCATTCTCCTTTGCTTGAGTATGTCTTCCTGACCATACACGATTCGCGATATTTCGATGTGTTGTTTCAAGTTTTTCAATTTGATTTTTAAAAGATTTTATTCTACTAAATTCATTTTCAGTAAACATTTAAGAGTTGTCAACATTTGAAAGTTCCTGTGACACACCCTCAGTCTCCATACCTGGCTTCATAGGCTGGAGCAGAGTATCATAGTTAATACCCGGTATCCCAGTCTCAGCTTCGTTTGACGGTGTATTCGTATCGACTGCACCTATATCGTATGCACGGACTGCACCGAATGCCCCAAGTGTGAGTGACTCAAGTGGCAAGTTGGTATCCTGATACTCTGGCTTGGGTGTGGGTGTAACAGGTTCAGGTACTTCAACCTGGACAGGTGGTGTCGGCAAAGGAGCTGGTTCCTGGGTGGGTGGGACAAACGTCGGCGTCGTCTCGACTGGTACTGAAGTTGACGGAACACCATTCTGAGTATTGTCACTGTTTGCCGGGACTGCAGTTACAATAGACTCTGGGGACTCGTAATTGCTCTGACGATACATAAAGGCCAGTATGGCTGCAGCCATGATGATCAGAGCAAGAAGTAGTTTCTGCCAAGCCTTCATTACCTTTGGCAAATAAAAAACTTCAAGTCTGTGACATATATAAAATAATTTGACGCAGACAAAGTATGGCATTCGTTCGTCTTGTTGATCATATGGGGGATGATGCTTCAATTGTTCAGGCGGCAAGAGTTTCTTATGGTCAGGGGACAAAAACAGTAAGTGACGATCGTGGATTAATTCGATATCTCATGCGTCATCAACATACGACACCTTTTGAAATGGTTGAATTTAAATTTCATATTCGTGTTCCTATTTTTGTGGCTCGTCAGTGGATGCGACACCGAACAGCTTCCGTCAATGAATTGTCCGCCCGGTATTCAATTGTAAAGGATGATTTTTTTGTTCCATCCGAATACCGAACTCAGAGTATGTCTGCTCGTCAGGGTTCGGATGAATCTTTTGATGATTCATTCTTGCGTCTAAAACAAAAAAGTTCATGCGATCTTGCATTTCATACATATGATGAACTCATTCGTAAAGGAGTTGCACGTGAACTTGCTCGTATGCATCTTCCACAAAGTACTTTTACAGAATTTTATTGGAAACTCAATCTTCATAATCTGTTTCATTTTCTAAAACTTCGTATGAGTAAGGATGCTCAGATTGAAATTAGAACTCTGGCCAATGACGTCTTCAATTTAATTCAGCCAGTTGTTCCGGTGACATGTGAAGCTTTCAAAGATTATATGATTAATTCTATTACACTGACTGGTCCAGAAATTCAGGCTTTTGTAACTGGAACGGTCGAGAATCTTTCAGTTGGTGAACGTCGAGAATTTGAAGTAAAGAAGTCGATGCTTGTTCGATAAATGCATGACGTTGTAAATTTTATCGACTCGATCAAAGAGTCGTTGACGGATGCTCAATACAAAGAAGGAATGGAACTTTGTCAAAAAGTTTTTTTTACAAATAAAAAAAAATTTTACAAAATGACTTATTTACGTCCATTTACATTTTTAGAAGAACATTGTGACGATCCTGAATGTCACGAAACGAAATTGTGCGTGACATTCACAAAAGTGACAAGTGTTGTACGCCTTGACGACAAATCTGTTGCGTCAATTCGTGAAACAAATATGTTTATGGGTTCGGACGAGGAAATGTCCTCGTTTATTAATTTAGATATTTTACATGCATTTCCTAATGACCAAGACGATCTTGGAATTGAACTTCAATGGTATGAATTTCCAGTCATCACAGTTGAAGAGATTTCAGTTGGAGAAGGCGAGACCAGCCATACCGGATTGGATGCGTAGAACGTTGTAGTTGACCGCAAACAGCTTTTGAACAGTCGCCTGTGAGTTGGACTTGATTGCAACCCACACGGAGGCGTTGTCGATGCGAGAGAAGTTGCAGGTGCCAGTGGGTTGGTGCTCCTCTGGCTGTAGAGCGAACGAATAACAGTAGACACCTGGGTATGGCGTACCGGTGTGGTGGTAGAAGGGCTGCACAGTGTTAAAGTATTTGCCGTACTGCTCCTTGAAGCGGTCCTGGCCGTTCAGAATAATCTTCCACTGGTGAAGAGGACCCACCTCGTAACCGTATGCGTTGTTTGCAGTTGGCTGGTATTTCTGGGTACCCTCCTCAACCCAGAAGACGTTTCCGGAAATGACGTTGGAAGATATCAAGTTTGAGTTGAGAATATAAGGCTGTGTTGCAAGATAGTTAGATGTTCCTGTTATTCCAGCTGGAAGTGGACCAGTTACGTTAGATGAAGGTGCGAAACCAGCCGGTACATACAGGTGAGGAACACCAGTCAGGTGAGGTAGAAGGTAGTTACCCGACGTGCAAAATGCCGTAGGATCACATGTTACGTTGACGTTGGCGGTACCAGTCGAGAAGTTCCACATGCCGTTGTACTGAGAAGTACCCTGGGATGCAGCCGTGGAGTTCTGGATACACCAAATGAGCTCTTTAACTGGGTGGTTGAACGTGACACGTACAGTCAGGGGTGAACCCTCAGAGCTTGATGCAGACGGAGGAGCCAGGGTATCACCGCCGGTATGCTGGACCTGCTCAATCAGGTATTCGTGACCCTTCTGGGCGAAACGGCGACGCTCCTCCGTGTCGAGGTAGATGTAGTTGCCCCAAACCTCGAAAGAGCTGGATGAGGTACCGAAATAAGACGTGTAATACGCCGTCGTGTCGAAATCAAGACGAACCTCGTGGTACTGGAGAGCAATCAGGGGTAGGTAGAGACCCGGGTTGCGATTAAAGAAGAAGAGTAGGGGTAGATACACTCTAGCTGGGGATGTCTGGGTCGTGTTCGGGTTAGACATCGTTCCCATCTTGCCCCAGGCATACTTATCGGACTCGTTCAGGAACAGCTCGGCGTATAGGCGCCACCACGTCTGGTAGTGCTTGTCAATACGCTGGCCACCAATGGTCAGCTCGACTGCCGCTATGGCACGCTCAGCAACCCAGTTCAGGTCAATTGCAGAGTTGGTAGACGTGAGAACGACAGATGCAGATGGAGCCACTGGCTGTAGAGCGAGATGCATGTTACCAATCAAATCACCATTACGGGCGATCGTTACGGATAGACGAGTCTGGTTACCGACAGTGCCACTTACAGTCTGCTGAATCACCTCCATCGCAAAGTTGGTGTGACGCTTGTAGACCGCCTGGAAGAAGGTCACTTTGGGATTACCCGTAAGGTAGACATCCTGAGCACCGTAAGCAACGAGTTGCATCAGACCACCAGCC